ATTATAATATTTATTTTCTGCAGTTGTTAGTACTCTTAGTCCTCTTTCATTTAATACTTTTTGATCCCTTAATTGTTCTTCAGTTATTCTTTTAGCTTCAGCTATTACATTAGCTTCTATAATTTTTGAAGCTTCTAACTGATATTTTACAAAATCCTCTTCATTTTCAGCACCTATTGCTTTAGCAAATAGCTCTTCTACACTTAACTCTAAATCTTTATTTTTCATTATTTAACTTCCTTTCTAAATTTATTTAATATATTTGTTTTTGGTTCTTCATGCTTTTTATATTTATTTAAAATACTTGCTTTAATGTTTAATTCTTGTTTTTGTTGAGGTTCCTGATTAACTACGCTATTAGCAAAACCTAACGTTATACACTCTTCAGCAGTTAAATAACTTTCATCGTCTAAAAGTTGAATTAATTCTTCCTCAGTTCCTATAAATTTGTTCATATAACTTTGTCTAACGGATGAATTTATTTTCTCTAGTTTGTCTGCTTCAGCCCTTAATTCACTAGCATTTCCCTCGGCATAAGTCCAAGCATTATGTATCATCATCATAGCGTTATTAGGCATAACTATTTCATCAGTCCCCATAGCTATTATTGATGCAGCACTCGCAGCTATTGAGTCAATGTATGCTACAACTTTACCTTCATAATTCTTTAATTGATTGCAAATCGCTATTCCAGCAAAGGCATCTCCGCCATAACTATTTATGTGTAGGTTGATTTGCTTGCCCTCTGCTTGTTTTAACTGGTCTTGTATTTGCTGAGGGCAAGTATATTCATCTTCATCATACCAATAGCTTTTTTGATTCAAAATAGGTCCATATAAAAGAAAATCTACTTCCGAATCCGATGTTTCAACAATCTCGCATTTTACCGGTATTTTTTTAGTTTTCATTTCCATCACTTTCACCACCTTTCAAATAGTTTGATATTTCTTGATAGTTCTTAGTAATCATGTACATGTTAGCCCAATCCTCCAATACCTCTTCTTCTCTTAACATTTCTTTAACCCAATTAGCATTTACAGCCCCTATTCTATATAAAGCCTCTGCACTTGAAGCAAGCTTTGTAGGATCGTAACCTTTAATAGTATTAGTCTTCACTTTCATCTTAGATCCACTTAACATTGCCTCCATGCCATATAATTTTCTATTAGATTCTCTCTCGATTATGGATACAAACGGGTTTATACTAAAGGTTATAAAGTTATCTGTCATGGCTTCTACATCTGCCACATCGCCTTTTAAAAGTCCCCTAGGGATATTAAGAGCATCCGCACAAATATTTAGGATATCATCAAATAGTTTTCTTATATCCTCTGTTGTTTGTCCATTTGTCTTTTTGCTCGTTTGAGTAGGTGAAGTAGATCCACCTTCTACTATCTCAAGTCCATCTTCTAGAGGTGTTACAGAATCATTTTCAGAAAAATATCCTCTCATTCTGTTTTTAAATATGTCGTCTAATGTTGTATCATATTCAGATTCACCAGTTTCCGGGTCCACTTTAGTTCTTAATTGTTCGAAAGTTGTACTTATTTTTAAGAATATTTTTTTACTGTTATTTCTGTTGTAGTTTTTTATGGAAGTTGTAATTAGCTTCCCATAACTACTGTAAACACTCTCAATATAAGAGTTCACGCTAGAATTGTTAAGCTTAAATCTTAAAACTTCGCTTTCTTTAAATTTCTTAGAGAAAGTATAGTCGCCTACCATTACATCTGTGTAAATATTCCCTAAAATTGGAGATTCCTCTAGGGTATAACTGTCTGCAACTAAAAATTCCCCTTTGCTGTCTTGTATTACCAAACAACCTTGGGGATTCGTAACTATATAAAATACAACTTCATTCCAAAAATCTGATGCATTTTGATTCTTATTTGGTTCTATATTGAAGTTGTACCAAACACTATCTTTTATTTTTTCTTTTTTAACATACGTTTCAAAATTACACTGAGTTAAAGCATTTGCTATTTTATTCATACAAATCGCTAAAGCATATTCTTTATAACATGTTTCCGCGGTTATTATTAGCGTTTTATTAGTAGTTTCTATTTTAGGCCTTTGAAACGATGTTCGGCCAAATAAATTATTTAAAAAACCCACTTAATTCACCTTCTTTCTTAGTAAGTATAAGTCTTAAGTTTCTTATTATATGTAAATGTATTTACTGAAATTTGCTCTCTTAGAGCCATAGCATGAACAAATGCCATAAATCCATCTGTTTTACGTCTTTGTGGTTCTATTTTTTCATAGGTTTTGTTACCCTTACTATTTGTAACTACTTTTACGTTATTAGTGTACCATCGCATCATCATATCATCACCATATATGATTTTATGTTCAGCAAATGCTTTTTCAATAACTGGTGCTAATTTTCCATGAGTTATAGGGCCATTTCTTACAGTTTCTAATGGTAATCCTTTTTCCTCAAAATCTTTTTTAAGAATAGCAGCTCTGTAATCATCGCAACCTATATTTATAAGTCTATAGTTATTCTCCTGGATCTCTTTTAAAAACCACTCTGATATATATTCTTCGTTCATCGTATTTCCTGGTATAATTGTTACTAATCCTTTTTCTTTGGCCAATTCTAAATTAATCTTATATTCTGCTAATCTCAAACTTTCAGAAACTATAAAAGTATGATGTTTAAAGTAATATTTACCATCTTTTTTAAACATTAACCCAACTCCTATAAAGTCTCTTACACTGGCGAATCTATACCACCAACACATTGATATCCTTCGAAATTAGGAAACTCATGATCTGTTGCCTTAATTTCCTCCCAATTTGCAACTGCAGTTGTTACATCTTCTATTTGATAGTTAAGTCTCTTAAGTAAAAATTCCATTTTGAGTTGTGGATTCTTTAAGGCATCTTTGTATGATTCCTCGTATTCATCTTGTAAATCCGGTAAATACGGAAGCATCGGATTTCCCTTTATCCAACATTTAGGATCGCTCCATTCTTCATATTTATTTATAGAAGCCATAAAAGGAAACATACGAGAATTTATATCTTTTTCTCTTAAAACTTGTCTTCCCTCTTCTTTCATATCATCTAGCACAGATCCCCTTGTATTTCCATCTGTTGTTATATAGAATATCCTAGCATGTTTAACTTTACCTAATGCCGATGTAAATACCTTTATATTTTCGTAGTCCTCATATGCATGTATTTCATCAAAAACCACCGCACCAGGTCTTAGGCCATCTTTAGTTTTTGCATTTGAAGTATAATATTTTATCTCAGAATTAGTTTTTTTAAACTTTATTAATTCCTTACTTCTGTAATATGCACCTTGTAGTTTTGAATACTCTCCAATCGTTT